GGTGATGACCATCACCCTGCCGGTCCTGGTCAACGACATTTGGACGGTGGGCTGAAATGGGTAGCTTGCTATCGCTGTCTGCGCTTGACCCAGCCGCCGGGATCGCGTCGATTGGCGTTCTGCTGGGTGCGAGTTGCCCAGCGGCAGTTTCCGGGCTCGTAGTTGCCGTCCGAGTCGATCCGGTCGATGCTGTGCTCCATACTGGGTCGCTCGCCCATGTCGGCCAGGAAGTTGACGAAGTCACGCCATCGCTCGCACACCGTGATCCCGCGGGCTCCGTAACGTGGATACGAGGCGTTGCCCGGGTCTGTGCAGCGGCCCCGCATCGCGGACCACGAGGAGTAGGTGGGCGTGCTCGACAAACCGTGTTTGTAGCTCGACGCCTTCTGCCCGGTGTACGAGGCCAGCTTGACACGGGTCGCTTCACTGTGCGACCTTCCAGCAAATCCCCCCGGGTTGCCGGGCCGGAACTGTCCCGAGCTCCGCGCCGTGTGTTTCCGGCAGCGGCACCCCAGCTCACACTTCGCCGTCGGAGACGGCTTACCTTTCAGCGACGCGCTGATTCGCTGGCGACGCTGCTCGGTCATGTTGTGGCGTTTACAGGTGCATTCAGCAGAGCACTTGGCCATGCCGAAAGTATAGACCACCACCTAAACCTTTTCTACGCAAAGGCGGCAGCATGAAAGCCAGCGGGCTCGGGGCCAGGTTGTGGGTGGCGGGGGTGGACCTGTCCGGCGACGCCGGGGAGGTCAACCGCATCGCGTCGCCGCGCGGTGTCGACGACCGCACCGGCATCGACAAGTCGGCGCATGAGCGGGCCCTGTTGGGTAAGGACGGGGAGATCGCGTGGAACACGTTCTTCAACCCGGCGGCCGGTGCGGCGCATCCGGTGCTGTCTGCCCTGCCCACCGCGGACGTGCCGGTGACCTATGGGCATCGTGCGACGGCGGGGACGCCGGCCGCGAGCATGGTGGCCAAGCAGATCGGCTACGACGGCACCCGCGCCGCGGGCGGCCGGTACACGCTGGCGGTGCAGGCACTGGCCAACGGCTTCGGCTTGGAGTGGGGCCGGCTGTTGACGGCCGGTGGGCAGGCCATCCTCACCGGCGCGCCGCAGACCTCCGGGTGGGACTCGGGGATCGCCACGGCTACGGAGTTCGGGTTGCAGGCGTGGCTGCATGTGCTGGAGTTCGACGGCACGGACGTGACTCTGGCCATTCAGGACAGTGATGACGACGACCCGGGCGGTGAGGGCGACGCGTACGCGAATGTGACGGGGGCGGTGTTCACACAGACCACGCTGGCGGTGACGTCGCAGCGGTTGCAGACTGCCCGCGACGCCTCGGTGAAGCGGTGGCTGCGGGTGGCGGCTACCACATCAGCGGGGTTCACGTCGGTGACGGCGGTGGTTGCGGTGCGGAAGAACTTGTCGGAGGTGACGTTCTGATGCGGCCGGTGTTTCGTCCCGATCCGGTGCTGCCGGTCGGTGCGATGAAAACGTATGAGGTGGCGCGTCCGCTGGTGTCGCATTGGCGGGCGGCGTCGTGCCGGGAGGTGGACTGCGGCGCCTGGTTGCGGGGCTGGCAGACGGTGATTGACGTGTCCACCCGGGCCCGTGGGGGGCGGCCGAGCGGTGCGGCGCAGGCGAACTACATCCGCATGCACTCCGGCCGAAAGTTCAGCGTGGAGCAGCACGGGGATCTGGTGACGTTCACCTTCCCGCCGGGGCAGACGTGTTTCACCGCGCACCGGTTGCCGGTGCACCGGCAGCCGTTGTTTGTGGTGCGTGACGGCGACTGGCGGGGCAACCCGACCGGCCGCCGGGTCCAGTTCGGCGACGCCCGCGGGTTTGTGGACGACTTCGGCGAGCACCAGTTGCGTGTCGCCGCGCAGAAAAACCGAGGATAGGAGTAGGTCATGGCGAAGGTCAGCGGGCTAGGGTTCACGGTCGAGGTGGACACGGAGGCGGACAGCCTCACCGACATCAGTGCGGATGTCACCAACTTCAATTTCTCCACCCCGAGGGGGGTGCAGGACACGACGGGGGTGGACAAGGATGCGATGGAGCGGCTGTTGCTGCTGGCCGACTTCTCGGTGACGTTGAACGGGGTGTTCAACCCGTCGCTGAGCCATACGGTGTTCGAGACGGTGCCGTCGGGCAGCCTGGTGCGGGATACGGATCTGACCCTGGATTCGGACAGCTTGGACAACGACTGCCTGTTCACGGACTACGCGTTGACCCGGGCGGCGAACGGGGCGTTCACCTGGACGGCGCCTGGCGTGCTCGCGGACGGCGTCGTGCCGACGTGGGCGTGATCGGTATGAAGGTGCCTGACTCGTATGACACGGTGTTTATGCTTACGTTCGTCGACCCGGAGCTGGCGGACCTTCAGGTGCGGGCGCGGTACACGTGGGGGCTGGTCGACTCGACCGCCGAGCTCGGCGGGGTGGACCTTGACGCGGTACGCGCCGGGACGCCCCGGCCGGAGGACGTGGCCCGGCTGCGGACGCTGGTCGACGACTTCGCCGATGCGCTGGTCGGGTGGAATCTGACCGGCGACGCCGGTCAGGCGCTGCCCGCCGACCGGGCCACGGTCCGGCAGCAGGACGTGAACTTTGTTCTGGCGTTGCTGGCGGCGTTCCTCGACGGGGTCAACACCCAAGCCGCTCAGGCGCTCCAGGCCGCTCAAGTTGACGAGTCGACTCTGCCCGTGCAGATCGCCGACGGCGGCGGTACCGGATGATCTCGTATCCAACGTACGCGGCGGCCGCGGCTACCAGCACGGCGAGCCCGGCCCAGGGGTTGATCGCGCCGGCGATGGCGACGAGCAGCCACAGCCCGCCCGCGATGGCGACCGTGAGGGCGATCGTGAGACCGGCGACGACGAGGCGGTTGTGCGTGGTGGGGGTCATGTCGCCATAGTGCCGCAACTCCGCAAGGACCGCGACTCGGGAGAGGAGGTGAGGATCCGGTGGCCAACGAAGTGACCCTCACCGTGAAGGGGCGTGACCAGGGGGCCAAGGAGGCGATCGCCGATGTCGGCAAGGGGCTGACCAACGTTGGCAACATCGCCAAGGGGATCCTCACCGCGAATCTGATCCAGGACATCGGCCGGTCAGCCGAGCGGTTCCTGGGCCGGGCAGCTTCCGCGGCGTCGGGGCTTGAGCAGTCGCTGGGCGGCACCAAGGCGGTGTTCGGGCAGACCTCAGCGGCGATCGACGACTTCGCGAAGTCCAGCGCCCAGTCGGTCGGCCTGTCCGAGGCGGCGTTCCGGGATTCGACCACGCTGATCGGTGGGCAGCTCAAGCGGATGACCGGCGATGTTGGTCTTGCGGCTGATGCGTCCATTCAGCTTGTGGAGGTGGGTGCCGACCTGGCCGCCACCTACGGCGGGACGACGAAGCAGGCGGTGGATGCGTTCGCGGCGGCGTTGCGGGGGGAGGCGGACCCGGCTGAACGCTTCAACCTGAACCTGAAGATCACCGCTGTGAACGCGAAGGCCGTTGAGCTTGGCCTAGCGGCATCGACCGGTCAGGTTGATGAGAACGCCCGGGCGCAGGCGCTGCTCGCGTTGGTGATGGAGCAGTCGGCGGACGCGCAAGGCCAGTTCGCGCGGGAAGCGGACACGGCCATGGTCGCTCAGCAGAAGGCTACGGCGGCGTGGGAGGACGCGCAGGCGAAGCTGGGGCAGACGTTGCTGCCGGTCATGGTTCAGGCTGCGGAAGTTGCGGCTGGGTTCGCTGGTGTGCTTGATGGGATTCCCGAGCCGTTGCGTGGTGTGACCGCCACGGCTGTGATCGCGGCTGCTGCGTTCCTGGTACTGGCACCCAGGATCGTCGCGACGAAGTCAGCGTTGGAAGAGCTGGGTATCGTCGCCCGGTTGTCCAGTGGCCGGCTCGGCTCGGTGGCCAGTGCTGCCGGTAAAGCCGCTGGTGCGCTGGGGGTGCTGGCCGGTATATCGCTGGGGCTGGAGGCGACCGTCCGCCGGCTGGACCCAGACGTGGAGGCGTTGGCTGTCGGGTTGGAACGGTGGGCGTCGCAGGGCCAGGTCGCCGGTGAGGCGGCAAAGCTGCTTGGGTCGGACTTCGAGCTGCTTGACCGGGCGTTGATCTCCGCTGCGGATGAGGGCTTCACCCGCGTGACGGCAACGATCGCTGAAGGCCTGATACCTACTACGAAGAATCTGGACACCAGTCTCGCTCGCAGTGTGGAGCGGATCGACTCGATCGACGCGGCGCTGGCCAGCATGGTTCAGGGCGGATCCGGGGAACAGGCCGCGGCGGTGTTCGAGGTGCTGCGGCAGCGGGCGGAAGCGAACGGGATCTCTCACGAGAAGTTGATGGAGATTCTGCCTTTGTACGCGGCGGCGCAAGAGGTCGCGAACGCGCAGACGGATGAGGCTACCGGTGCGCAGGAGGGCGCGGCGGGTGCCACCCTGGCGCATCTGTCGTCGCTGAAAGCCCTCGCCGACCATATGCGGGCGCAGATCGACCCGGTGTTCGCGTTCACCGAAGCCACCCGCAACCTGGAAGAAGCCCAAGGCGCGGTCACCGAGGCGCAGGAAGAGCACGGCCGCAAGTCACCGGAGTATGAGCAGGCGTTGCGGGATGAGGCGCAGGCGGCGCTGGCCGTGCTCGCCGCGGCCGGACAGCTCGGGGATGAGTTCACCGGGGAGCTGTCGGATGCGCAGCGGCAGATGCTACGCGACGCCGGGTTGTCGGCTGGGGCGGTCCGGCAGCTGGAGGAGGACCTGAAGGACGCGAAACGGGAGGCGGACCGGTTGGACGGCACCCGGGCGCGTATCGAGGTGCTGGCGATCTGGAGGCAGCAGGGCCGGCCCGACATTCCCGTCGGTGGCCATTTCGCCCACGGTGGGATCACCGGCGCCGCGGGTGGCGGGCCGCGTGGCGGCTCCGTGGTGGTCAACGAGGAGGGTCCGGAGCTGGCGCGGCTGCCGTCCGGGGATGTCGTGTCGTTGCCGTTCGGGTCGACGGTCATCCCGGCCGGGCAATCCGCGGCGATGATGCAGGCCGCCGGTGGGGGTGGCCGGGTGGCGTTGGAGGTCAGCGTCCGCCGTGGTTTCGACACGCAACTCGGCGATGCCATCATGGACATGCTCGAGTTCCGGATCCGCAC